TCCTACGTGAGATGAATGAAGTAGAATTAACTTCTACTAACTTCGGATCTGCTGTAGGTATTCAGCAACATGCTAAAGATTGTATTAATAGAGGTTATCTTGATATAGTCAATGAAGAACCTCAATGGCCTTTTTTAGCTACTGCTGAAAGTGGAGATACAGATCCTATGTATGGTAATGTCTATGTAGAAACTGTAGCTAATCAACGCTGGTACGAGCTTAAAGCATCTAGTTCTAGTTTAGTTAATGATTATGGATATATAGATTGGGATAATTTTCTTTTAACTACAGTAGGAGTAAGTGGTGAATCTTCTCCTTACACTATTAGAAATTTAAGATACATTGATACTGAAGCATGGAAAGATTATTTTCGTATTAGTGAAAATAAAGATGATGCTGAAGATGCTAATGGAGGAACACCTGCTAGAGTAACAAGAAGTCCTGATGGACGTAAATTTGCAGTAAGTCCTATTCCTGATAAAGTATATCGTATTTGGTATACTGCTTTTGATTTACCTACTGAATTATCTGCACATGGGGATACTACAGTATTTCCTAATATTTATAATTCTGTATTAATGGCAAGAGCTAGATACTATTTACATCAGTTTAAAGAAAATCCTCAGTCTTCAGCATTTGCACTTGAAGATTATAAAAGAGGTTTACGTCTAATGAAACTTAACCTCATGGAGCCTAATCCGGGGACAATCAAAGATGATCGTATGAGGTTTGTATAGTGTCTCAGCCTTTTGGTATATCATGTAAAGGTGGACTTAATACAAATCTAAATCAATTAGAATTATTAGCTCAACCCGGATTTGCAGTAGCACTATCTAACTTTGAAGTAGACCCTGATGGTGGATATAGGCGTATTAATGGCTATAGTTCATTTGGAGGTGAATCTGCTGCTAGACCTAATAGCACTAACAGACCTTTAGGTTTACAAGTTTATGCAGATGGTGTAATATGTTGTTCAGGAACTAATGTATACTTTAGTCAGGATGGTACTAGCTGGTTACAAATAAATAGAGCTAGTGTATCTGCATCAGGAGATAATTACAGTACATTTACTGGAAGATCAGCAGCAGCTAGAACTTCACAAGGTCAAGCTTCTTTTGCTATTTATGAAGGTACATCTGATTATGGTGAAGTAATTATAACAGATAGAGGATCTGGTGTCAAGCCCATGTACTTTAAAATGACAGGTACAGGAGATAATATAAATACCAGAACTTTTTATGCAAAAGAAATAACAGTAAGTGGAACAGAGTATCCTAAGTATTGTGTAATACATGATAAACACTTAGTAGTAGCAGGAGCAGCTACTTCACCTAATACAATATATTATAGTGGAACAAATGATATAGATGACTTTACAAGTACTGGATCAGGTAGTATAGTATTAGATGATAAAGTAGTAGGTCTTAAAAGTTTCCGTGAAGATTTAATTATATTTTGTACTAACTCAATTTATAAATTACAAAATATAAATAACTCGTCAACTATTACTATTGTACCTATTACAAAGAATGTAGGATGTATGGATGGAGCATCTATTCAGGAAATTGCAGGTGACTTGGTATTTCTAAGCCCTGATGGATTAAGAACTATTGCTGGTACGACAAGGATTGGTGACGTTGAGCTTGGTTCTGTTAGTAGAGCTATACAATCTATTGTAGGTAAGATAGCTGCTAATATTGATGATTTTATTATAACAAGTGCAGTATTAAGAAGTAAATCACAATATCGTTTATTTTATGCTACAGCTACTGATACAGTATTAGCTTCTAAAGGAATTATTGGAACTATTACACCTAATGGATTTGAATGGTCAGAAACTGAAGGTATACAAGCTCATGCTTTTTCTTCTGGATTAGATAAAGATGGATTGGAACAATCTTATCATGGTGATAAAGATGGATATATTTATAATCATGATGATGGTAATTCATTTGAAATAGCAGGTACAGCTACTAATATTAGTGCTTTATATGAAACACCTTTTTTAGATTTTGGAGATGCAGGAACTAGAAAGACAATTAATTATACTAAAATTTCTTTTACTCCAGAAGGTGTATGTCAGCCTACGTTAAGATTAAAATATAACTATGGTGATACTAATATACCTCAACCTCCAGATTATACATTAACTCAGATTCAAGCACCATCTGAGTTTGGAACATCAAAATTTAATGCAGTAGTATTTGGATCTTCAAATGATCCACTAGTAAGACAAGCAGTTCAAGGAAGTGGGGATACTTGTAACTTTAGAATATTTAGTATTGATACTAATGCATCTTATGCAGTTAATGGTATATACGCAGATTATAGACCGTCAGGAAGGAGATAATAAATGGCTCAAAGCTATACTAGACAAAGTACGTTCGTAGATGGAGATACCATTACAGCCGCATTATTTAATAATGAATACAACCAACTTGAAAATGCGTTTACTTATTCTTCTTCCAGTGCTACTACTACAGGACACAGACACGATGGTACTGCTGGACACGGTGGTAATATACACACTATTGGTGACTTAGATTTTCTTAATAAAATTGTAGTTGATAGCACTAACAATCGTTGGGGTTTCTTTGTAGAAGTTTCTAGTAGCGCAGTAGAGCAAATAAGAATACAAGATGGAGCTATTGTACCTGTAACAGATAATGATATTGATCTAGGTACAAGCTCGTTAGAATTTAAAGATCTTTTTATAGATGGTACTGCACACGTAGATACACTTGACGTAGATGCAAATGGTACAGTAGCAGGAACATTTACTGTTACTGGAGCTACAACACTATCTAGCACTCTAGCAGTCACAGGAGCCGTTACAGGCTCTAGTACGATTCAGGGTACAACTATCACAGCTACTACTGCTTTTGTCCCTGACGCTTCAGATGGAGCCGCTCTAGGTACATCTTCATTAGAGTTTAGTGATCTATTCCTAGCAGATGGAGCAGTCATAAACTTTGGAGATGATCAGGACGTAACTCTTACTCATGTAGCTGACACAGGACTTCTTTTATCTAGTACAGACCAACTACAGTTTGGTGACTCAGGTACTTATATACATCAAAGTGCAGATGGTGTACTTGATCTTGTATCTGATACTGAAATAGAATTAAATGCTACTACGATTGATATTAACGGTGCAGTTGATATTTCTGGAACGCTAGGAATTGCAGGAGGCTCGACTGATGGTTTAGTTTTAAGTCAAGGAGCTATCTCTCTTAAAAATGGTGGCACACAATCTTATATAGATTTTTATTGTGAGTCTTCAAATGCTCACTATTTAAGATTACAAGCACCCGCACACTCTGCATTTAGTGGTAGTCCTACTGTTACATTACCAGCTTCAGCAGGTACTGTAGCACTAACATCAGATATACATACTACTGAAGAGCTTCAAGATATTATTGGAGCTATGTTCTCAGGTAATACTGAAACAGATATTACAGTTACCTATCAAGATGCAGATGGTACTATCGATCTAGTAGTTGGAACACTCAACCAAGATACAACAGGTACAGCAGCTTTAGCTACTTCAGTAACTGTATCTGCTAATAACAGTACAGATGAAACTATATTCCCTGTGTTTGTTGATGGTGCTACAGGAAGCCAAGGACTAGAAACTGATACAGGATTTACTTACAATCCTAGTTCTGGTAACTTAACAATAGGTGGTGAACTATCAGCAGCTACATTAGATATTTCAGGAAATGTAGATATAGACGGTACACTCGAAGCTGATGCTATTACAGTCAATGGTACAACTCTAGCTGAAACTATTTCAGATACTGTAGGAGCTATGGTCAGCTCTAATACAGAAACTGGCATATCAGTAACATATGATGATAGTGATAATACTTTAGATTTTGTAATTGGTAGTGATGTCATAGTAAACTCTATGATAGCTGATGATGCTATTGATTCTGCTCAAATTGCTGATGGATCGATAGATACAGCACATATTGCAAACGATCAAGTTACAGGTGATAAACTAGCTAATGATATTACGATTGCTAATGACTTAACAGTAGCAGGTAACTTAGTAGTTACAGGAACAACTACACAAACTGGAGCTGTAGTTAGTGATTCTAACTTTACAGGTCTAACAGATGAAAATACAGGTAACGCAACAGACTTTGGTTTCTATGGTAAATATGTAGAATCTAGCACAACTAAGTATGCTGGTTTATTTTACGATGCTTCTACTGATAACACATTTAGATTATTTGCAGATACACAGACAGCACCTAGCACTACCGTAAATACAAGTGCAACAGGATACGCTGCTGCTAGTTTAGTAGTTAATAGTCTTACAGGAACAATAGCTACTGCTGCACAGCCAAACATTACAAGCTTAGGAACTCTTACTGCACTGACAGGTGGTACAGGAGACTTTAATTGGGATTCAAATACATTAGTAGTTGATTCATCTACAAATAGAGTAGGTATTGGTAATGCTTCACCTGACGTATCTCTTGACATTGGTAGCTTTACAGATGCTATACACGTACCTGTAGGTACAACAGCACAGAGGCCCGGATCACCAGCAGCAGGATACTTTAGGTACAATAGTACTACTGGTAAGTTTGAAGGCTATACAGATGAATGGGGAGCAATAGCAGGAGGTGGTGGAGGTACAAATATGGATACCAACACCTATACAGGTGATGGATCTACTACTGCCTTTACATTAAGTACTGCACCTGACGATGAAGAAAACCTTATGGTATTTGTAGACGGTGTATTCCAAGCACACAATGCTTA